TTGCTGGTTCACCCAGTGTCCGTCGCAATGTAGACCCTGCCATTTTTGGTGCTGCCCCTCGTTATCACATTGGTGGTATTGCCGGATTGCGACCCGGTGAAGTGCCTGCTATCTTGCAAAAAGGCGAGGAAGTCTTGACACGCAATGACCCTCGTCATGTGGCCAATGGTGGTGGGGCCGGTGGTGGCAATGGGGTGCGGGTGGTCAACGTGATTGACCCAAGCCTTGTGCAAGACTACATGTCCAGCAGCAGTGGCGAACAAACCATCTTAAATGTCATGCAGCGTAATGCAGGCACAATTAAACAGATACTGGGGTAAGGGATGAAGAAGTTATATTTGGCTGTATTATGTGGCGTGATGCTGACTGGGTGTGGAGTTGCATTTAAGCAAAATGCTGCTGAATTTATAAAGACTCAACCCGCAAGTGTTTGGGGAAAAATTCATATGGTGGATATACTGGATTTAAGAAATATTATTTTTATTTCTATCTTGGAAAGATGTATGCAATTGAGCCAGAAGGCGAAGTTAGGCTGTATTTGTGAATGCTTCTTGAAGCCTAGCTATTTAATAAAAGCCCCGTTATGGGGCTTTTTTAGTGCAGTGCCAAGCTCAAGCCAAACGACCTCACCACATTAAACACCGTTTCAAACGCTGGTTTGCCATCTTCAGACAGTGCCTTATACAGGCTTGCACGACTGACGCCTGCTTGATGGGCGACAGTCGACATACCTTTGGCACGCGCAGCAATACCTACGGCATGAATAAAATCACTGGCTGTACCTGTATCAGCCACTTCTTGCAAAAAGTCTCGAATGTCGTCATCGGTTTCGAGATGTTCAGCAATATCAAATTTTTTCATGCGGTGTGCACTCCAAGGTGGATAGTCGTTGCTTGGCTTTTTCAATGTCACGCGGTTGGCTAGATTTATCGCCACCTTGCAACAGTAGGACGATGCAATTCCCCCGAATCACAAAATAAATACGTAGGCCGCCACCAAAGGTCATGCGCAGTTCAAGCAGTTGCCCTTCAATGGTTTTATGGTCGCCAAAATTTCCCATTTCGACTCTAGCCAGTCGCGCCAGTAGGCGGTTTTTTGTAGTTCGGTCACGCAAACCATTAAACCAGTCTTCAAACTCTGGCAGTTGCTCAATGCTATACATAGGGGTCAGACGTGGGTTGTTCTGATGGTAATGTATCCCACAGGAGACAGAACCGCAAGCATGATGCAACCTATGAACCGCTATTTCACTAGTCGCACCCTGACCAATCCCGCACCACACCATACAGTGACCTCATACACATGGGGTCGCTATGGACGCTCTTCCTTGGCTTACGCCGCCCAACTGGTCAACGCCAGTCACCGAACGCATCGAGTGGAAAACAGACGTTATCCCTGCATTTAACGGCAGTGAGCAACGTGTGGCTTTGCGCCAAACCCCACGGCGCTGGTTTGAGTTTTCGATTTTATTAGAGGGTGATACCGCCCGCAGAGAATTTGAAGCCATGCTGTGGGCATGGGGTGCTAAGCCTTGGGCGCTACCGATCTGGACAGATGCCACACCAGCAAGCGTGGCCATCAGCGCAGGCACAACAACTATTTATCTTGATACCACTCATGCCGACTTCTACAGCGACGGCTTTGCGATGCTGCTGTCCGGTACGCGCTATGAGGTACTGAGCGTCCTTGCAGTCAGCCCCGACCATCTCACACTGTCTCAGCCGGTGGCGACGCATTGGCCAGTGGATACGGTCATATTCCCAGTGCGCACGGCATACCTTGAGCAACAGCAACAGGTGACGCGGTTTTCTGGATCGAGCCTATACGGCACAGTACGCATGATGCTTGATGACATCAACGATCATCCCGCTGAGATCCCAGACGTGGTGTACCGAGGCTATCCGGTTATCACACAGCCCAGCATCTGGACAACTGATCTGACAGTCGATTATCAGCGTCAGCAACAGGTGGTTGATTTTGGTGTGGGTGGGGTCTATCGAGATGACGAGACCGGCCAGCCCACATTGATTCATAACCACCACTGGACATTAGATTCTCGCGCCAAAATTGCAGCTTTTAGATCATTTTTATATGCACGGCGTGGTCGCTTGTCAGCCGTGTGGCTGCCGACGTTTATGCCAGACCTACACGTCATTGCACCGGTTGTGGCCACATCCCTCCAGATCAATATCCAGCACTGCAAATACACGACCTTGTATGCCCTCAAACGCAACCGGCGTGATATCCGCATCGAGTTGGCCAACGGCGTTGTGCTGTATCGACGGATTGTCGCCAGTGCGGTGATTGATGCCACCACAGAGCAGCTCAGTCTGGATAGCCCCATTGGTTTTGATCTGGATTCTGACGACATCGAACAGATCAGCTTTATGAGTGTGAGCCGTCTCGATACCGATGCCATTGAGCTGTCGTGGCAATGGGGTGATTTAGTCAATTGCGCACTCAACTGGAGATCAACCAACGATGACCTATGACAGTCGTGAGATCAGCTTGCAAAGTGGCGAGCCGGTCGAGCTGTATCACTTCGTACGCGGCAATACACACTCACGCTATACCAGTGCTAAGGCGGCGGTGAGCTATTTGGGTGAGTCTTGGCTGCCTGTCTTGCTGCAACGGGGCAGCATTGACTTTACGACCGAAAAAGGCCGCAACAACCTGAAGCTGAATGTGGTGCGTGATTTTGAAATTGCCGATCTATTCCGCGCCATGCCACCGACAGACGTGATTTTGCTCACCGTCCACCGCATCCATACGGGTGAGACGGATGGTGCCGTGATTTGGGCGGGGCGGGTACTGAACTGTGAGTTTACGGGTTCGACCGCCGCACTAAATTGCGAGCCGATCAGTACCAGCTTGCAGCGTGTCGGTCTACGCCGCATGTATCAGCGCCAATGCCCCCATGTGCTGTATGGCACTCAATGCCGCGTCGATAAAGCGGCATTTGCTGTCCCCGCCATCCTGTCAGCAGTGTCTGGACTGACCCTCACTAGCGCGACCTTTGGCTTATATGCCGATGGTCACTTTGCCGGTGGCTATATTGATTTTGTAATTGACGGCAACACCGAGCGTCGCTTTATCACCGACCACACTGCCACCACCCTGACGATCAATCTGACCTTAGCAGGTCTAGTGGCTAGCAGTGTGATCGACGCCTATGCCGGTTGTGACCACACCCTGACCATCTGTGACAGCAAATTTGGCAACGCCGAAAACTACGGTGGTATGCCCTTTATTCCCGTCAAAAACCCGTTTTCTGGGTCGATTTATTGAGATCAAACGCATGGATATCCTGATTTACATTGCGATCATCATCGTCAGTGCGGTGATCACCCAAGCCATGATGCCCAAGCCTGAACAGCCCAAACCGGCTGAGCTATCAGACTTTGATGCCCCAACCGCTGAGGAAGGCCGCCCCATCCCTGTGGTGTTTGGCACGGTGCGTGTGACTGGCCCGAATGTGCTGTGGTATGGCGATCTGTACACACAAGCCATCACCAGCAGTGGTGGCAAAAAATGATCGTCACTTTTGCCGACCTGCGAGCATGCCGGTTTTGCAGTCACGGTGCGCGCGACTGGTTTAAGCGCCATGATTTAGATTATCTGAGCTTTGTGCAGCATGGTTTGCCTGCTGAGACCCTACTCGCCACTGGTGATGCAATGGCTTTGCGGGTGGTCGAACAAGCTAAGACGCGTGGGGTGAAAGATGGGCAGTCGTAAAAAAAAACAGACCACCGGATACCGCTACGGCTTAACCATCCACATGGGGATTTGCCAAGGACCTGTGGACGATGTCTCAAAGATTGAGGTTGACGACCGCATTGCGTGGTGGGGGACAGGATCATATCCAGATGCACCCCACCACCAGTCGTTTTGGGCGGGGCTGGCCTATGCAGGCTCAGTGATTAACCGTGGCAGCCCCCCACAAGGTGGGCCGATTAGCAGCAGTACACAGACCTCGATCAGTGCATTTAGCCTCTTTGGCGGTGACAAAAAAGAAGGTGGCCTCGATGGCGTGCTGAATATCAACATGGGACAGGCGGGGCAGTCACCCGACCCTGTGCTTGTGGCTGCTTTGGGCAATCCACAGCCTGCCTATCGGGGCATCTTGTCGCTGGTCTATAAAGGTCTGGTCTCTGCCAATAATCCGTATCTAAAGGCGTGGGCAACCACCGTGCGACGGGTTAAAAAAGGCTGGCACGATGACGCGCCGTGGTATCCAGCTTTGGCTGGGATTGGGCTGGATATGAACCCTGCACATATCATTTATCAGTGCCTGACCGACCCCGACTGGGGCATGGGCTATCCGGCCGCAGCGATTGACGATGCAGACTTTAGAGCAGCGGCTGATGTGCTATATGCCGAGAGCTTTGGCTTGTCGATGATGTGGAGCCAACAGGGCACCATTGAATCATTTGTCCGCATCATCCTTGATCATATTGGCGGTGCATTGCGCATCAATGCGCGTACTGGCTTGTATCAACTCAAGTTGATTCGGGCTGATTATACGATTGAGCAATTGCCAGTGTTTGACCCGAGCAATATTGCCGAGTTGATGTCATTTCAGCGGGCGGGATGGGGCGAGACCATCAACGAGGTCACTGTCACCTATACCGACCCTGATACGCGCACAGATACTGCCATCACAATCCACAATCTAGCCAATATCCAAGCTCAGGGTGGGGTGGTCAGTCAA